ATGCGTGTAGAAATCAGCATTGCCAAAGAGAAAGCCGGGAAAATGCCAAAGGGTTCACTGGAGGCTTTGAAACACGAGATGACCCGCCGTGTCAGTAAGCAATATGACGATGTTGAAGTGATCGTGAAAACGGCCAGTAATGATGGACTGAGCGTTTTGTGGGCGACAGATAAAGAAATTGCGAAGGAATTTGTCGAAGAAACCCTCAAAGACGCCTGGGAAACAGCAGACGACTGGTTTGTGTGTTGAGTTATGGGTATAGTGCGCCCCGACTGTACGGCATGAACACCTGCAGTTACCCTACTCGGCAGGTCTTGTATACGGCTGCCGGGTGGGTTTTTACATCAAATCCTCACCCAGCCTCATGCAGTATGCTATCCGGGAAATCTTTATAAATCGTCTTTACCCCCTCCGAGCACATAGGCCACAGACACAATGTTTTAACGGCTCAGACCAGAAATATCTGGAAGCTTTAGGCATCTTCTTGGAAGATAGACGAGCGCAAAGACGCACACAGCAATGATGTTATGTAGTATTTTCCCCTTGAGTGTGCCTGCTCAAGGGGATTTTTTATCGCCGTATTGTACTGGCAAATATTTGTAAATCGTCTTCACTCCCACGCCTGTCACATCGGCCACACGCTACTGGACAGGCGCTTAGTCCGGTATGTTTCTCGCGCTACTACTGCTTACGTTAACGTCTGGTAATGATCTAGCGGCGCGACGTAAAGCGGCGTTGAAAGCAATTATAGTGACCGGCCGGCGATGGTACTTCACACGGTTAGAATGACTCTGAAATAAATAAACATCTTCTGGATAGCGTTCTCTTCTACGAGCAATCATCGCCTCCACTGGAGGGGTTGATTTAACACGTAGCTCCTTCAGGTGACCCTGTTTTCGTATCAGTATCAAGTCACCATCAATATCATCATATCGAATACTCAGCAGCCTTCCAGCGCTTAAACCCGTGTGAAAAATTAACGCCCACAAGTCAGCCCATGTATCTGAGATGGAAACAAGATTGCTGTTAATAGTTAAAAATTGCTCAAAACTTATTGTTTTCTTACCGTTCACGAACAACCAAACTGTTTTCAAAGCTGAATGAATTGATTAAGCCAAACGTAACATATCAGGAAAAGTAGTGAAATCTTTGCCTTCAAGTCGCCGGGAGGTACTTGTAGATTGTTTTCACGTCTACACCTATCACATCGGCTACCTGCTGCCGGGTAGCGCCAGTACCCAACATCCTGCGGCATCGCTCCACAACCTCAGTGGTCATTACCCGCCGGCGGCCACCAATACGCCCCTGCTCTCTGGCCGCGGCTAAACCGGCGTGGGTGCGCTCCACTATCAATTCCCTCTCCATCTCCGCCAGGGCGCTCATGACGTGGAAGAAGAAACGTCCCGCAGGCGTCGAGGTGTCGATGCTGTCAGTAAGACTGCGAAAATTCACCCCGCGCGCCTGCAGCTCCGACACGAGCGTAATAAGATCGCGCACGCTGCGGCCCAGCCTGTCCAGCTTCCACACCACCAGCACGTCCCCCGATCGGAGTCGCCGCATCGCGCGTTTTAGCCCTGGCCGCCTGGCATTCTTCCCACTGGCCGTGTCTTCAAAAACCAGCTCACATTCTGCGCGGATCAGCGCGTTTTTCTGTAAATCGAGGTTTTGATCCCCTGTAGAGACCCGTGCATAGCCAATCAGCATGTTGTAACCCGTTGAAATAGCTGATTGTAAAAAGCTCTACTCTTTCGCTCAAACCCTCGTTTGGGCGAAGCCTCTTTTTTGGAGCAAAAAACATGGCCGAACTTAACCCGCCACTGGGTACGACGACGCCGGAAATATTCCTGGATAACGTCAAGCGCGCTGACGAGCTGGTTAACGGTCCGGCAGGAACGGTTAACGACCGCGCAGGTGAACCGCTGGATACGTGGCGTCAGATGATGGCGAAAAACGATGAGGTCAGGCAAAACATCATCCCGCTCAGTAAGCAGTATCAGACGCTGGCAGCGGCGCAGGCAGACATCGTGAATATTCCGGTGGGCTCGACCACGTATTACCGCAGCCCGGATAACAGTGCGCTCGCAATTGAGGTGATGAACGTTGGCGGGACGCTGCAGCCTACCGGGCGCCGTATGGTTTCACAGAAAACCGTAGAAGGGATTATCCCCAGTCTTGTTGGCCCCGGCATGAACCTGTTCAACAAGGGAGCGGTGATCTCCGGGTTCTATCTGTTTGAGGGAACGGGGATCCCCAGGGAAAATCCTGAGTACTGCTATTCAGAAAAGATCTCTGCCGTGGCCGGGGGAGCTTATACTTCCAGGCTTCTGACTCGTGTAGTGACATTTTTTGATGGTAACGACAATTATCTGTCTGATCTCTCATCTGTTACTGCATTTACAGCGCCTGCCGGTACTGCCTATTTTATTGTTTCGGTACCGCTGGTAAACATCGACACCTATCAGGTAACGTTTGGTGCTGGCGAAATGCCCTATCGGGCATATCAGGCAGTACTGCGGGATAATATCAAAGGGGCGCCGACAAACTCCTATCGAACGCTGGGCTTTACTGCAGGTAAAAACTTATTCAATCCTGCCGACGCTATGCCCGGCGTGCATCTTTCCAGTATCGGCACAATTCTTACAGACTCTGATACCAGCATGACCGTATCGGGATACATCCCTGTTGACCCGACTCAGCCTTATTGTGTCGATCATCCGTGGAAAGCAGCTACATACTATGATGCGAAAGGCGTGTTTATCAGCCGCCAGTATGATTCGTCCTATTCAACAAAACCTGTCAATCCGCTGACATTACCGTCAAATGCCGCGTATATGCGGATAGAAATTCCTGCTGTCGTGGCGTCTGTTACCATGGTGGAAAGGAATAATAAGGCCACCGAATTTGAGCCGTTTAAATCAAAGGCCCCATCGGAATATTCAGGTGTGCCAGTAGTCTTTTCTGAACCGGTAAAAGCCCTGACGGAAACAGACCTCTACGGCCCCGGTACGAACCTGTTCAATAAGAACAAGGTGGTTGATGGTTATATCAATGAGTTCGGTGCATGGTTCCCGGTTCCGGCAGCCAGTGGGTCCGTATACATCACCTCGGAATACATTAAAGTGTCGGCGGGTGATGTTCTGAATTCAAGCCGGTCGATGCGCTTCATTAACTTCTACGACTCGGACAAAAAACATCTTTCGTCGGTTTCAGCAGTTAATGTTGTCACTGCGCCTGCATCGGCAGCGTATGTGAGAATAACCACTCTTCTTTCAAACAAAGATGCGATGTTTGTCGCCAGAGCGTCAGTACTGCCGCCCGTTGAAGACTATGTGCATGTCATGCGCAAAGTACTGCCTGACGGTTTTCAGATCCAAATTCCTGGAGATATTGTTGACGCAGACCAGCTCGATATTGATTTTGTAAAGCATGGACTGATAGTACTGGGGAAAAACCTGTTTAACAGGGCGACCGTGCAGTCAGGGTATATTAATGAATCGGGCACTGTTATATCCCCTGATTCACGTTACGTGTACTCAGATTATATTCCCGTTGAATTCAGCACGTCTTACGCACTTCGTGTCGGCGCCAGGTTCATTACATTTTATAACGCCAGTAAAACGTTTATCCGTACGGATGCATCCTCAACCCAGGCACTGACTTCGTTCGTTACTGACTCGGAAATTGCCTATGTGAGAATTACATTTGGTTCGGATCGGTATGTAGAAGCCCAGGTTGAGAAAGGAGACAGCGCCACTGCATTTGAGGAATACGCGTTCTATTACCTGTCAGAAATGCCTGACGGCACGCCTGTCAAAGTGAAAGGCGCTGAAGTTGTATCAGAAGCGGTCCCGGATGTTTTTGGTATTGAGCGTCTTCGGGAAACGCATATGCGGATGACTAAAATGTCTTTTGGTGATGCCGTTCGTCTTATCGTTGCGATGATGGGAGACAGCTACACCAGAATGTCACCACGTTATGTGCTGAAAGTGGCACAAATCCTTTGGCGCTATTTCAATAGTGCAGGCACGGCCGCAACGGTACCCCCCATCGGGTACGGCTGGCGTTCGTTTGGTTTTGATCCTAACGGCGATAATACTGATGTTATGGGTACATCAGTCGTACAGTCCGGATTTTCCTGCGCTTACAACACAGGGCATGGCCCGGATATTTCGTCTGTGACAGCAAGTGCAAGCGGAGCAACGATTTCATACAGCCAGAATTTTGCGCTGGGTTTTGATTCGTTCCTGTTTGCCGAGGGGGGATCTGGTGTTATTCAGTGCCAGGCAACCGGGATGGCTGACCCCGTAACGATTGACCTTTCGGCTCATCCCGCCGGGATGCAGATTATCCCGCTGGCGTTACCAACAACCGGTAGCGGCACAGTAACGTTTACGGTTATCACTCCTCCGGTGACGTTGTACGGAGCGAATATCCTCAATCAAACCATGTCGGGTGTCCTGGTTCATAAAATGGGGGGTAGTGGTTCTCATACCAATCACTGGGTCAATGCAATGGATCAGCGCTGGTTTGATGCTTTTGATAACCTCGGGGCCGACCTCGTGACAATCATGCTGGGAACGAACGACCAGGGCGCGCAGCTCTCTGCCGCAACATTCCGGGCTAATATTCTCACGATGATAGATCGGGTTCGTTCTGTGCGGCCAACGGCTGATATTTTGCTGATTTGTCCGGCAGAGAATAACCGGCCAGCGGGAAACTCCATTCCCATGAGTACTTACGCGGAGGTGATGTATAAGATTGCGCGGGATGATCGTGATGTGGCCTTTCTGAACCTGCAGGCGTCCTTCGGTCAGAAACACGAAGACTACGCAGCTGGATCAGACAGACCATGGATGATAGGGGATGGGTTACACCCTGACCCATCAACGGGAGGATATGCCATTGCTGGAGCCATCGCGCGGGCGCTGGGTCTGCCTATTTTCTTCAAGTGATACCACTTTGTCATATTTTGCGTTAGCCACCTGAAATAACGTACTTAAAAAGTCACAAAAATCCCCCTGTATATATCAGGGGGATTCGTTTTACTCCATCGACAATAAGAACTGCGCAACAGAAACCTTCTCTGCTGAAGTAAGCACGCCCTCCATCAACAAAACCGACTTGATATACTTGGTCGTTGTTTCGTTGTTGTTATCAGTTTTCCTCCCCAGCAGGACATTATTTGTCCCGGCCACTCGGGTACCAGGGAAAGCGGCTGATGATGATATCAGTGCCCCGGTCTGCGGGTTGTAAATATCAACGGTTACTGTCCCCTGGGTTATCGAGGCAGCAAACGCGAACAGATCACCTACGGCAATTGATGCCGGGAATGCTGCATAGGCATACCCTGCGGAGGACTGGCCATTATTCTGGCCTACACAGAACAGATTTCCGGTCCCGTTCGTGAAGCCAATTGAAAAGCCACTCGCTGCTGAACCGCTTCCTGAAAAATCTGCGATCATATGAGCGTTCAGTGAGGCACCTCCGGCATTCCGTTTAGCCACACCACAGATTGTCAGCGTCAAAGGTGCTTTCTGGCTTGTATCCAGATAGTCAGTATTGTTAACAGAGATATAACCGTCAGCATTATTCAGAGAACCATTAATGACGGCCGGAGCGTTTTTGTTATAGGAGTTATAAGTGATATCTGGTGCTGGCTCTCCAAAATAATAACCCGCGAACGGTGTTGCACTGACATCCGGGAGCCCGACGAACCAGTTTGAAATAGTAAAGTCATCAAGGGTTTTCATCCCCGGTATGACGGGACCGTTCATATCAAGTAAAATGGCTGTAATAGGCATAATTACTCCTGAAAAAATTCTTTTTTGATTTTATTTGTCAATATATATGCGCCAAGAGAGCTCAGGTGCAAACCATCCTCCCAGGCCCCATTGCTGTTATCGTACGTTTTCGGGAATAGCTGATATCCACTAATGAAGTTGACGTTATACTCAACAGCCAGTTCACGCATGACAGCATCGTACTCTGACAGAGCTGGAGTACCAGTTGCATTACAGTGACCCGGTGACACCAGGCAAATACAGATACCGGGCGTAGCTTCCCGAAACTTTGTAATTATTTCCACCAGACCATTTTTATATTGCGTTGTCCCCTTGCTTAACCTGAAATCGTTTGTACCAAGGATGATGAACAACAAATCAATATCGAGATACTGAGCAACAGGTTTGATCCACTCAGAAAAATTAAAGAAATCGCTTCCTATAGCCCCGCCATTCCCCATCCTTGAAACCGTTATGCCGGAACGCACAGCGCTGTTCTTTCCATACATCCCCAAAATGGATACAACCCCACTTCCCAGGCTCTGAATCGTTACGCTATGGGCTGTTGCGGATAGCCCACTGATATCGTGCTTTTTAGCTGCTCCGGTGTTTGCACCATTGACTGTTACAGGTGTGCCGCCATCAATTGTGATGGTAAACGAACCGGAACCATCATAATAGAAAACTGAAAGATCGGTTGCTGTTATACCGGTCCAGGCCAGAGACCCAACAGTATTGTTATTGTAATACCCATTCCCATCAGGTCCGCATCCATACGGTGGCGGGTTCGTGTTATTACTCCCTCCATCATATTTCGTAAAGTTTGTTGCAACGACAGGCGATATGCCAGCCATGACACCATCAGCGCGGTTAGAGCAACTTATCCAGGCTGGGTCTTTAAATATTCCTCCCAGAACATTAATTAATGATTGTGGGATCGTGTTTTTTTCGTTCCATGAGTCACCAAAAAATGCAGTGTTAACACTCGCGGCCTGCCCACTGAAAACACGACCTTTTTTAAAGTTGAACTTATACTGGTCTCCTTCAATAAATGAACTGTCTGATTGTGCAGAAGCCCCACCGACAAGATTTAAGATATATTTTTCAATATTTGGCCCAAATCCATAACCGTCATACATACCATTATGGAACCATGCATAAACATTTCCATTTCTGTCGTGAACAAACGGAAAGTAATTTGGAGAGTAGTCTCCCTGGGGGAGAAATTTTTGTGCCCAGGCGTTAGGTACTGATTCAATGATGGTTCGCGCATTAGCGCCAAAATCAGCAACGTCCCAACGTCCACCATCAAACCACGCGTAAACATTTCTGTTTCGATCGAAAAAAACAGGAAACCATGTCGACAGGTATTGACCCGGGACGAGTCGCTGATTGAGCTTTTTGTCGATGGTTTCTTCTGAGGGTAATACATTCCCGGTGGGTACCAGTGTTCCGGCTTCGTTTAAATACTCAATTGCTACTGCGTCGTCAGTGCTGCGGACATAGCAAACTGAGTCCACCGGTATCTGACCGTTGTTCACGGCTGCCTGTGCTTCCGATAATGTCGAATAGGGTAAACCCAGCGCAGTAATACTTTTGCGGGCGTCTTCAGTAACCTGATCATTTTTCGCCATCATTCCGCGCCAGGTATCCAGCTCAACGCCAGCGCGATCCGGCTCAGTCAGCTCGGGCCCATTGACCAGCTTATCCAGACGCTCGGCGTTATCGAGCAGCACAGCGGGAGACGTGCTCCCCAGCTCCGGGTTAAAGGCCATGTTTTTTGCTCCAAAAAAGGCGTTCGCCCAAACGAGGGTTTGAGCGAAAAGAGTTAATTAGGGGTTGTTATGGGGTATTAAGCGTATTAAGCGACGTCGCCGGGGTATGTGGCGTCGTCGTAGTCATAAAATTCAGCACGGTATTGCCGGGCCGTTATCTCGCAGGTTCCATCGTCCTGTGGCACTATCTCGGACACAATGGCGTGATACAGGTCGCTCTCAGAACTACAGAAAATTAACCGGGGAGGCTCAATTATCGGATCATCCAGCAGGATATCGGCGAACTCCGATTGATACGGGACGGATACCTGATAGTTGTCACCTGTGGGTGATGCTTCAAACAGCCGTGATGCTTTTCCATCCTGATAACGCAGATAGACGCGTGGATTTGCAAAAGTCCAGTCCAGCGGCTCCGACACATCGAATGTGGTCACCCCACCAGCAGTAGTCATCGACTCAATCAAACACGAAACGGTGTTGCTGCCAGGGATATCATCGGTCAGCACAATACGATCCCCGACGTTGTAACAGAGCGCGTCCAGTTCCGTCGTCGTTTTATGCGTCATGCGCTGCAGCTGGTATTTTCTGAGTCGGCGCATACCAATCTGATATGCGTGATCAGGATTGCCTACACCATCAGCCCGGTATGCCTCTATTTTCAGCGGCGTTGGGTTGCCAGGCAGACGGCATTGCACCGTCTCTTCTGCCCAGGTCGAGCCGTTGATATAGGTTACGTCAACACCATCGTAATCGTCGTCAGTCACCGTGACGAAATCGGTCTGCATCTCGGATACCATCTCGTGAGGGGTGATAGCCCCGGTCCAGGGTTTAACACCTTCACGACCCACTGATGCAACAGACTGGGTATTTAGCAGAAAATAACTTTTTCCGGCTGCAGCGATTTTCTGAAGCATTTCCAGCGCAGAAATACTGTCACCCGTGGCAAAATCGAAATACTCGCCGTTCGGGGTCCAGTAAGTCTGCTCCAGGGCATCTATTGCCTCAGTATCCATTTCCATACCAAGAGAACGGCCGACGTGATAAAGCGCACCAGAGATACTACGGGCTACGCCGGAGTCATAAATGCGCGTGGCCACAACGTTTACGCGCCGGTCAGACTGAGCCGCCAATTTGCCCCCCGTCTCAACCGTAACCCCCATCAGGGTGACGCCAGCATAGGATGTTGGCCGAGCCAACAAACGACCACGTAACGCTTGCCAGTACATCGAGTCACGCGCGTTATTGCTACCCTGCTCATTGCGGCGACGGCAGCGCACCTCAACCAGCCCAGGAGAAGAGAGATCAAAACGCTCTGTAAAACCCAACCCGTTGATATTTTTAAGCGCGTAAACCCCCTGCCTGCTCGTCCAGCCAGAGCCAGATCCATAAACACGGTACTGTATTTCCCACTCACAATGCCTGATGCGTTTTTTGCCTTTGCTGTCGAATCCGCAAATACCGGAAGGAAATGAAAAATTCACTTCAAATGCGTCCACCACTTCAGATTCCGGGCAGGCAAGGAACGGTCCCATCCAGGTATTGTTGTCGCTGATCCCTGTAGCCTGATAGTCAATCATCGTGCGGGGTGAGAAGCCAGACCAGGAAGGATCAACCACTCCCTCAATCAGCCGCTGAACCGTTGCGGTCGTACCGTCCGCATCCGCAATGCGGTACTCGTTGCCACGGTGAGCCAGCGCCAGCCGTTGTGTTCCCTCCGGTATCCCGGAAAATGCCACTCCGGTTGCACTCCCATACGCCAGCGTAACGTTAGCAGTTATTGCCGGACTGCCTCCGCTGGACGCGGTGCCGGAGGTAAATACAGGACTGTCGCCAAAAACGGCTACCGGTAGCGATGATGAGGTAATGTTTCCTCCGAGCCAGGGGCTTGATGCCTCAGCAATCAGCACAACACCGCCGCTATCCTGCGCCAGTAATCCTGACCCGGTAAGGCCATCGTTTATCACCGCCAGCAGGCCGGGCATATTCACATAGTCTGCAACGAGGGAAATAGTGTACTCATGCCCCTGCCAGGTGATCGTAAAAGTCTGGCCGGTACCGGAGTAATCATATGTTGATGGGGAGGCATTTGCTTTCAGGCTGGCCGCATTTCCACCCACCCCGGGTATCGCGTCCTGTTTTGCCGTATAAGTTGCAATAACCAGTTCGTATTCAGTGCCGTTAATTTCCAGGGTAACCGGCATACCCGGATAGGGATTAATTTCACCCAGAGAGTTACTGGCGAGAACGCTATATCCCGACGAGGTTGAAACCAGAAAATTCATCGGGGCGACGATCGTAACTATGGCCCCCTCAACCCACGACTCAGGCAACGCATTGCCTTCATCGTCATCATCGTTGCCATCATCCAGCCCGTTAAACGTCACGGATGCGCCAGAAACGGTCATACTGTCGGCGTTGATATCTGTCGAATCTGGCGAGGTCTGGGCCATATCAAGCCCACTCCCGCTGGAAGTACCACCTACCTCTGTCGAGTTGAACCAGTTTTCACTTCGCCGATCTCCTGAAACATCTGCTCCTGGTGAATAAACGTTGTAACTGAACGAGTCCCCTAATGCTGAAATAGGTGTTGAACCCACACGGATATCACCATTCGTAAACGCGAAATTCCCCTTTCCAAGGCAAACCATCATTTCGACAGTCATTAGCGTTGGATCATCAGGATTAAAGCGCGTCACTGGCTGTACGACATAATCTGGATAGATACGGCAACGGCCAAACACTTCGCGGATTGGGTCTCCAAGTTTCGCCTGGTTCGCGCGGGCTGGGTTTAAATCCAGCCCCAGACCACTGGAGGATGAATAGCCGCCTTTATCCATGTTCGACATGGTGATCAGCACATACACAGCCGAAGCTGCAGCTATGGCCGCCGCTGCCCAGGCAGCGATAGCAGTTGCCGTCACTCCCTCACCAGGGATCGGGTAAACTTTTACATCGCTCTCAGCACTGATAAAGCATAAAGGCCATTCTGCCGGTGGGACCGGCTTACCATTCACCTCAAACGTAACACGCTGCACCATATCGTTACGGTAGTTATCGACATGCTGGAGCATCCAGTCATGTATGGTCGTATCCCGGTGTTCATGCGTCTCCAGCGGTTCGCCAGGCAAACGCGACGGGTAAAGGCGGATTGTCACTGGTAATACTCCACTTTCAGAAACTGGCGTTCAAAACGCGCCAGGGGAAGAATGGTTACGTTGCGCCGGGGATTACATTCAATAACGTAAAGCGCTCCCTCCATTTCGACGACAACACCAAGGTGGCCGATCATATTTCCCATATAGCAGGCGGCAACCGCACCGTTGCACGGCTTGCAGGGAGTCAGGTCACGCGAAAAACTCTCGCAGACTTCCCCCATTTCAGTGCTGCCACGCTCTTTAATCACAGCCTCAAACGCGGGCCATTCAGGCAGCCCCAGGTCCCGGCGGACCTCATGTACAATGCCGTAGCAGTCGAGAACAGGAAAAGTGCGGCCGCCCATCTGCCAGCGGACAGTCAGGTATTTGTCAATGTTGAGCATAAGGAACCTATCGGGAGTAACGGAGACCCTGGAAGTACGTCAACGTGTATCTGTCACGTGGCCAGGCATAATCGAGCATATTTTTAAATCCGGCAGTGACGTTTACAGTAAGCGGCGTCCAGGATCCTCCTTTAACCGGCATGACGTAAGGCGGCTCCGCTGGCGCGGTAAGGTCAGTGGAAATGTATTTCCTGAATGTGATGCTGGCAGTGGATATGGCATCAATGACCTTGCGAATAGCCGTGGATACAACGCCGTCGACGTTGCACAGCATAAACTTCAGGTCCTGCGTCCCGTCTTCGTTTCTGGCAGGAAGGGAAAGGACAATGGCACAGGCAATAAACGTTACTGTTTCGCCCCCCTCGGTCACCGCCGTAATGTCCTCATACCCCTCACACAAATAATGCGTCTGGCCGCCAATATCGATCTGCAACGTACCAATGATGACCTCCGACCCGGAGGACGCATAAAGGCGGTTAATCGCTGTCATGTTTAGGCCACTCCCTGTTCAGAGCTATATCGAGTAACGAACTCCCCACAATCCACTCCGGATATTCTCCCCAGCCAACCGCCGGCAGCGGCCGTTCCCATAACTCAAGGGATGCTGAATACCGCCAGTACAAGCCTCCTTCAGGCGTAGGCCCCTCATAAATATCGTTAAACCTGCAAACGTAATTTTTTTGGCCCACTGGCGTCAGTAGCGGCATGTTAAACCAGGCGCTGCCGTCTTTTAGAACATCCCGGTACCATGCCTCAAAAGCCTGGGCCTGCGCGTCAGTAAAAATCCAGGCTACATCTGTTTCCGTAGGAACAGAGGTATAGCCACGTCGTATTCTTTTACGCCCCGTTACGAGCTCGGTGATTTTTACCGGGGATTTCGGCTTCATTCCAAAGCCGTCTTTCAACGGCCCAGGGAGAACATCAGCGGGGTAGTAAAGTGTCGTGGTGATTGCCATCAGCGAATTTTCCTCCCCGAGTTGGTTTTCACCATAAGTGCCCTGTGTAGATCACCCTGCCCGGTAGTCACCGAGTTGACAGCTTTTCGGTAGCCGCGCTCAGCACCTTCAGCAGCAGCTTTGCGCACGAGGGCAACCGTCGCATCGGACGGGTTGCCATTTATGGGAATGTTGATATTTGGCGAATAAATCGCGCCGCCGCCTGTTGACTGATTTGCTACTCGATCCAGAGTGGCATCCAGTTTGGCGCTGGTTTTAGCTGTCGTAACGCGCTCACCTTTCTGCAGGAGCCAGGTTCCTGTTTCGGGCACAGAGTCGATTCCGTCATGAGCTTGGCCATGAAGCGCCGATCCGATAGCAGTCATGAACACGCCAGCAGCAGCTGCCGCAGCTATTGCTTGGGTTGACGCCACCACGGGCCCTACATAGGGAACACCAATCCAGGCAGTGAAGGCACTCAACGCTGCCATTGCTACCTGAGCAGCCGCATATTGCAGTAACGCAGCCCCAACAGATTGAATGAATGTCGCCGCAAAGTCCTGAGCGTTTAATTTACCGGTTTCCGCCCAGTTAATTACCATATCAGTTAGACTACTGAACGTTTGTGCACCTACTTGCTGCATATTTTCATATAGGTTTGAATATGCAGCAGCTTGATCTGATATTCCAGAAACGAAACCTGCAACACCATCGCTTTGTAACTCATCTAACTTCTTATAGTGTTCCTCTTGAATTCTTAGCCTTTCATTCAGCGAGTTTTGAAGCGCTTCTTTCTTTTTATCGTATAGACTTTTATCAATATCTCCAGACTGAAATTGATTTAAAAGCTCTTCCTGTCGAGAAGCAAAATCTTGCTGAATATCATTATTATCCTGCATGCGTGAACGTTCACGACTACCAGAATAACGACCAACTATTTGGTTATCAAACCCTTGGCGGACTAACTTATTCTGTCTTTCGAGATCTGAAACATATTCAGCTACTTTAGCATTTTCCTGATTAAGCCGTAACTCTTCCTTCTTGGAATCAAGGATTTTAGCCGCAGTTCGAAGTTGTTCCTTCTGCCCTTCTGATAATTTTTCCAGGTTTCCGCTGGTAATATCAAAATTAATCTTCTCCAGCTCGGTTACTTCTGCAGTTTTTTTACCGGTTGTTTCAATGAGGGCGGCCTGCTTCTGTAAATCAAGAAGCCTACTTTTGAAAGCGTTGTCAGTCGCATTACTTTTTGGTTTAATTTTTGGCTGGTTCTGGTTAGACTCCCCTTTGCCCAACGAAAAATCATTATCCTTAGACGTATCAATGCCAAGATCAGAAAGAAGAGACGTGAGTCCTTTCGCTCCTCTATCTACCTGCTCCGGAGTCATGCTTGACTTTATCGCACGAAGAAATTGAAGACGTTTAGTTAAAAAGTCTAATTCGTCTTTTTGTTCCTTACTTTGATTCCCTCTTTTGTTAAGGAAATCAATGCGCTGTGCAATATCACTTTCATCAGCAGCATTATAATTACCTGATACAGCACCTATACGAGAGCGGGTATAAGTAGCAATGGCCCCCAAGCCACCAGCAATACGCCCCACAACCCCGGCAAGGCTTATGGCTTCACCAACCAGGTCTGATAGCCCCTGAAGAACAGCAGGATCGGTGAAGACGTCACGAATGTCATCAAGCCCATCCTGCAATGGCGTAAGGTCAACTTTAGCCAGCCCCGAAGCAATTTCCATTTTAAGACCGCGGGCGCTAGTCTCTATATCCTGAAAGAACTGATTAACCTTAACAAGGTTATCAATATCTTCTTGCGGTGGTGCGACACCAAAATCTTTTGATAGCTGGATAAACTGTTTCAGCTTCTCGTTGTTGTTATCGAACAACGGCAGCATTTTTGACAGGTCATTACCCAGGCTTTCGAGAATATTGGTTTTCCCGGCCTGAGTGGGTATTTTCTGTAATGCTTCACTGATTGCCATCAGCTGCTTATCTGGGGATTGCTGAGCCAGCTTCTGAGCTGAAAGCCCCAAAGTATCCAGAGCCTGGGCAGCCTCACCTGATTTATTCAGGACCGCATCGCCGACCTTATCATTAATGTCTTTGAAAATATCGGCTATGTTGTCACCGGTTAAACCGGCTTGTTCAGCAGCATATTGCCAAGATAACAAATCCTGGGTGGACATTTTAAGAGATTTTGCCCAGCGGTCTGCCTCTGTTACCTGCTGTGCTGTATTTTTGACAATGGCTAAACCAGCAGCACCAATACCAACAGCTGCGGTAGCCGCTGCAGCCCCCACAGCAATGATTGAAGAACTTACCTCTTTAGCGTCTTTTTTTACCTGGTCGCGCCACTTCTGAGAAGATCTTTCGGCTTTATCCATGCCCTGAACAAATCCACCTACTTTAGCGATCAGGTCGATTGTTAACGTACCGAGGGACTTGCCAGCCATTTAATTTTCTCCAGGCAACAAAAAACCCCGCCGAAGCGAGGTTTTGGTTTGTTTATATATTGGTTAAAATTATTTAACTTTCCCCGTATAGCCCGCATTCACCTGAGCATCAGCGGAGTCTATTTTCCCATGGGAGTAAAAAATAGTATGTGCTTCAGCACCTGTATATCCGCCATAGGAGTTTTTAGCATTAATGGTTATCGGAATAAGCCATCCATATCGCATAGCCCCACCTGATTCAGCTAAAATGCCATCCTTAAACCATGCTTTCTCTGGTGTACCAAAAGTATAATGAGCAGAATATGGGTCTTTTAACATCCTTCCCCACCAATCCTTTATCTGCTGCTGATAGTTATCCGGTAACACCCCATAATCAGCCGAATGCAACTGAACTTGGCTAGGTGGATTTGCTGCGCACGCAGTTAACAATAATGCAAATAACATAATCGCTATTTTCTTCATATCCCTATCCCAGTGGTTATTGTGGTACTGATGATAGTGATCACTGCAGCGATTTAAAAGTCATCAATGCCAACTTTTCATAGCTTCTTCCAGAGATAATGGCGCTTCGTTGATGTGCGGTGCAAAGTCACTTACCTTGAACGGCGGCGTGTTCTTTGCCTTATTGATGTTAGCCAGGACAGAAGCCACCAGCGAAGCCCCCCACTCGGTTCGCATCATAACGTTAAGCTGACCATACTTATTACGGTACTTTACCCACACCTGAAACTCACGAAGGCTCATTCGCTCCTGAGCCTCCTCAATGGTCCGCCCGCCGATGCCGTTCATGACTAACTCACACCAGAACTCGTCTTCTCCTGTGAGTTCGTAGTCTTTCCCAGATCGTTGACTTCCTGGATGACGGCCAGCAAAGCAATAACGATTGGCCCATCGAGCGCGCCACGGTCTTCAGATGCAGTTCCGAGAATGTCTGCCTCAGTAAAGATTTGCTTCCCTTCCTCATCGCAAATATGGGCAGCAATACGCCCAGCCACCGGATCAGATTTTCCGTTGTACGCCAGCAGTTCAGCTTTAGTGGTGTGGTAGCCCATCGGGCGCACATAGACGGTTGCGATATGCTCTTTCCCGTCACGGCCTTTCCACTTAATTTCTTTTTCCACGGGACGCCCGGTAAAGGCACCGGTTTCTTTTAACGTATCGAGAGTAAGTTGCATTTCAGCTCCTGAATTGAAAAGCCCGGATAACCGGGCATATTAATTACGCTGCGGCCTTCGGCACCCATACGGAAGAGCCAGACCGCTGGATCGTGGCGGAGGTCGTCACAACAGCGTTACCCTGAAAATCAAACGGGAAGTCAGAAACGTAACCCTGGAAAATGAACCAGGTGCGATCCGATGGCAGCACCAGGCCATCAACAGCATCCTCAGCGCCAGGAGCGGCGGCTGTCGGGACACTGGTTCCATCTGACCAGCCAACCGCAAAAGTTAACGGCGTCTGGTCATTCGCTTCAGCGAGGCCATGCAACATAATGTGGCTTGCGTTCGTCGGATCAGCGTTAAGCCCGACGGTTGCGGCCGCAGGCGTTTTAAGTCCCTTTTTGTAGGTTCTGGAATCCCGCTCACTCAGACAGGTATCTTCAATCTGATCGGCAGGGTTGCCGCCGGGGTTGAAACTGGTGATGCATTCAACCTCGCTGACCACGCCAGACTTGAGCACAAAAAATTGCGTGCCTTGCGTTAATACAGACATGTTTTGTCTCCATAAAAGAAAAACCCGCACAAGGCGGGTCAGTTTGGGGTTGTTGGTTATCTGGGCGTTATCCAGTCAACATCGAAGGAATAGCGGTATCGCATTGTTTCAGGATCACGGCTTTGTTCACCCCATCGGGTGATATAGGCCTTGCCCTCAATCGCGTCGCGTAAAGCACGGGCAACGGCGATCACGTCGGTGTCAGTATCACCATAGACATCAACCTGCAGAGAATAGTGATCCGCATCTGGCCGCTGGTTCAGATAATTTTCAGGTGAGCCGCCTATGTTTTGCCAGACGGCATAGGGGTAAACGATATTATCGTCCTGCATGCCGAACGGATAAAGCCGCACGGGATTAGAACCTAACAAATCCCTGACTGCCTGGCTGGCTGCGCAAACTGCAAATATTGGAGCAATCATACCGGAGTTCCTTTTTTAGCCGCCCGTCGTACAGCGCGATCGATGGACTTTTCCAGCTCCAAAGCAAAAACGTTAATCACATCGGCATCGACCCCATTCAGTGCAGGCCTAATTATTGGCCTCGCTGCAGCATGTTCTGTGCCGAACTCCAGGAATCGCCAGTACCAGGTATCCCCGCCGGGATTACCTTTATCTCCGGCAGTGTTAAAACTTTTACCCGCCCTGCCTTTTCGGACGTTGGCCTTTGTATTGGCGTATTGCCTGGCGCCGCCCATCACCCCGACACGAAACGTTGGATCGCCGGTTCTGCGAAACGCCTTGCTGCTGAAGCTGACCACAATGTTTTTGTAGATAGCCTCTTTGGTAAGAGGATCATCAACCCGCGCGGCATTATTGCGCGCTCTGTCCCTGATGACGTTTGCCGCTTTACGCAGCGCTGCACGACCGGATTTATCGCGAGTGACCTGTGAGACGGCATCCAGTTTTCCCAGGACGGAATCGAGGCCAGTCAGGTTTACTTCTACGCCATCAGCCATCGTTAGCCCCCTCTGAACATGGCAGTGTCAGGTATTCCCTGCCGCTCCGGGGGTCAGGTAAAACGCCCTCAATGTTGTAGATGCGGCCACGAAACAGGATCCGATGTTTGCGGGTGACGCCCTCACGGTAACGAATCGTTATCCGTGTGGTAACTTCGCCCTGAGAGGCCTGGGCGGCGATAAACTCACGTGCGGATAAAGGAGCGACTTCGGCCCAAAGGGTTGCGATATCTCGCCAGGTATTAATCACGGCTCCCGTTGTCGGGTTCTGTTCTTTTACCGGCTCCTGCAGGGTGATCCTGTGACGCAATTTTCCGGCCTGCATATCACCCCCTGGGTTTCCCGCTGAGATAGGTTTGCGGCTCTGCCTGCACATCCTCTTCACCGGCCAGAGACTGAATGATCACATCACACAGAGCCATGTTTGATTCAGCCAGGCGGTTTATCGCTTCCGTCTGCTCTCTCTGTGCTGCTGTTTGTTCGCTCAGCGCTGCTATCAGCGCGTTTACCTGTTGCTCGTTCATAGGCAATTTTCGTCCACTTTTTTAACCATTCACGCCGACGGCGGCACCCTTCACAGGCCATAAATCACCTCAAAGCGGGATATATCGGTAGGGTTCAAGCAACGAAGTGAAGCCGAAGGGGATGCTCATTTTATTTACATCGGAAGCTTCTTCCCTGCTGTTGAACCAATGCCCAACAAGAAGCATCAGCGCCAGGAGGATATCGTCAGCAATTTTTAACCCGTCTGGATCGGTATCAGGCACAGAGTCTTCATGCAGTTTCCGATTAATGAAGTTCTCTGCGCGACGCCGAGCAGCGGTGAAATACAGCGTCAGCAATTCATCTTCGGTTGCATCGTCAATATCGATCCGACACTGCGCCCGCAACATCTCAATCGTTGTGCTCATGTATTTTCCCTGGCCCGCAGCGAACTGCGGGCATAAAAAAACCGCCGGAGCGGTGGAGGTTGAAGCTGATTATTGCCTTAGCCGCCAGATGCCGGTTTACCCACCAGCGCCTTAATCGCGCCGGTATCTTCCAGTACGCAGTCGAAGCGGTGGAAGGCCAGGAAGCCAGTCTGATCGTACTCTGCGTAACGCTCAACCAGCCGTTTCAGCGTCATGTAAGTGACGCGACGAACGATAAAGCGGTTAAAATCGCCGAAGTAGGCAAATTTGGCACCAGCCGCGATATCAGGAATAGCCTGGTCAACGACATACGGCACCTGCAGAACAGTAGCAGGTGCGCCACCGATAATGTTCGGTAACCAGAGCGGGCGGCCCTGTCCGTCCTCCATTTCCTCCACCAGCTGCAACGTTGCATCGTTAAAGGCCCAGCGCACCTTTGGACCGTTACGGTATGCCGGGTCGACAGAGTGCTTCAGTGTGTTCAGCTCTTTCCAGGTAAAGGTGGTCGCTGCTGCGGTATTTTTGGTGCCAGTTACCGACGCAGCCAGCCCTTTAGGCTGCAGCGGGGTGCCGGTGCCGGTCCCTAATACCAGATACTTCGCTTCACCACGTCCGATGCGAGTGGCGATACGCGCGGCCAGGAACGCCTCGATATCTACGCCGCTGTCCTGGAGCAGTTCATTGGATACGCGAATGATTTTAGAGGACAGTTTTTTAGCCCCCAGCGTTGCACCGCCGAAAGACACGTCTTCTTCACTGGTTTCAGTGTTTTCGCCCAGCAGTTCACCTTCTTCAGTGGTACCGTCAGAGGTAGCCCAGTCAATGTCCTGGCCGTTGGCGGTATTCAGAATTTGCGCCACACTGGCAATTCCACCGTAATCTTTCAGTGCTTCGACGATCTTATTGCGGAACTGGGTTGGTACGGTGTAACCCCCTTTTTCATCCGGCGTCGTGCCCTGAGCACGCAGCTCCTTTAAAGCCTGGCGTTCTTCAGCGCTCATCTCGCCAAGACCACGGCGCAAAAACGCATTAAACGCCGCAGCACGACGTTCGTTAGCCTGTGCTTCCGGGTTTGCTGGATCACGATTCTGCTGCTGGCGCTGTTCCGGCTCGTTTTCGTGGATATAGTCCTGATCCTGGCGGCGCAGTTCCTCTTCGCGCGCAATACGCTCATCAAGGGCGTCAAGCTCCGATTTTGCAGCGTTCCACTGAGTACGCTGCTCATCGGTCCAGGGGGTATCACCAATTTTGTCATGCAGGGCACGCATATCTTTGGCGATGGTGTTACGTTTTTGCTTCATTTCATGCAGTTTCATGATTTTTCCTTACGCGTTAAGAAGGGTCAGCAGGCGCTCACGCGCCATTCGTTGATTAATGGCGTTCTTTAGCGCACCGCTGTCGCGCGCCTCCTGCCAGGCTTTCATCGATCGGACGCCGGAGTCGGCCTCCTGATATGCGGGATAAGTCACCGGACTGACATCAAACAGCCGGGAAAACTTCGATATTTCACGAATAACGATCCCTTCATCGTCCTGGTACCAATTTTCACCGTCATGGGATACCCGGAAGGCAAAAGATGACTGGCTAATATCACCGCGCATCATCGGCGCCAGCACCAGATCGCGGATAGTTTGCGTATCCGGCGCTGTAATGTCGTAACGCAGGCCGCGCTCATCGACAGACAGGGATAGCGTCCCGGCAACGCTCCGTCCGAGAATAAAGTTGGGGTCATGGTTAAACAGCCCGCGAACATCATCATTCAGCACATCGTCAAATGCTCCGGGCTTGATGATTTCACGGAATCCCCACAGGGGTTCAGAACGGCTGTTGAACACCGAGCCATAGCCCAGAATGCGGGTAGGTTCATCGGTGCGTTGCTCGGCTCTGACCTCCCCGCTGTAACAGCGCGTTTCACGGTCATTCATTGGGCTTTTCCTCGTCGGTTTTAGGTGCCTTAAAATCGTCTGCGGGGTTCGCGGCGTTAACGCTCACCAGCATTTCATCCAGGCCATCTACCGGATTCATGTCTTCGAAGGCTCGCGCTTCATTGCGGCTCATCCAGCCATCAGTGATCGCAAAGTGGTAGAACTGAGCACGTTCCTGCGGGGTCCCGCGTAGCAGGCCTGTCAGGTTAAACCTGACGTAATATCCGGCGGCCAGTTCAGCACGGGTGAACAGGCGGCGATTGAGTTCCTGTTCCCAGTTCGTTACCCACGGCATGATCGTGTAGCGGACAAACTGAATGGCCTGCTGCGTAATATTTGAGAAAGTGGCTTTTTCGAGATCGTTAATCATGTGCGCCGGTACATTAAATATCCCGGCAATCATCGACCGATTCAGCTTCGACATATCAATGATCTGGGCATCAACCGGGGAAACGGTGAGCGCTTTGTAATCCAACTCTGCCGGGAGAAGCATTGTTTTATTCTCCTGGCTGCGCAAAGCAGCTGTAGCTTTTTGCCACATGCTTTTTAAACGCCCCCAGCTTTCTTCATTCAGCTGGTTTTTCACCGAAATAATGCCAGCGGGTCGCGCATTACCGTTGAAGAATGAACTGGTATAAGCCTGCCCGCTCATCCCCATGCCTATCGTCTCGGCATGCTGCATAATTGGGCTAAGCCCCATCTTCTGGTTGTTACCCAGCGCCCGGATATGCACCATATCGTCGGGATTGACGGCGAACGCCCCCTCTTCGTTGTAAACGCCATAGGTATACCGCCCCCCCGTGTTAAGCAGTGTTGTTTCCCAGGGCATGCAGCATTCCAGCCCGTAAACTTCACCACGACGGGAACGCTTCACCCAGGTGTAACCATTCCCCCAGCCCAAAATATGACGCTGTTTTAACTCACGCCACTTATAGCTGGTCTGCCACATATTCGGCTCATCGTGAACCAGGTAAAACACAGGGTGATCGCGGGCAGCTTCAACCTTGTTATTGGTTTTCCGCATAACGTGCAGTGGCATCTGAGCGATATTCGAAGAGATAACGTAAATACAGGCATACACCGCAGCCAGCTTCATTGCCGTTTGCGGGCTGACAAATACGTCTCGGGCAAACACGTTATCGGTTTCTGCCGATTCACTCGTGATCGGAGTAGCCGGGTTTTCCAGTGGTTCACTGCGAAAAAGAGCATCAAGCAGCATTATTCCCCCTCATTGCCGCTAATAGCGCATAAATGAGTAGCAGGGTTCCCGACATCATCAGAGACATCGCCAGCCCGAACTGGAGATACACGCCTGCAGCAAGCGAACCAAACCCGGTAAGCCCGATAACATCAGTGATTAGAGTTTTCATAGAAGTAAAAGGTCTTCGTCAGGATCGATAGTGGACAGGAAGTCAACCTCACCACCACCGTTAACAAGCAAGCGACTCATCGCAATAAACATCGCGACAGGACCGTCAATTTTGTTTTCAGGCGTGGCCTTGTTGGGGAAAATATTCTCGTTTTTGTCTGGTTTGACGGTGACGTTTGACATCATCCATGTCATCACCGGATTGCCATCGTGATGAAAACGCCCGGCGTAAATTTTTGCCTCAACCTCCTTCATTGCTTCAGACAGGTTTTTAACCGTCTGAGGGACTTCAACAATCGGTACACCTTCAGCTGCTACCGACAAAGCAAACTGAGTGGCACTCCACGGGTCGTATGCAAACTCGTTCAGCGAGTTACCTCGCGCCCATTCGATCGTTTCCTCTTTAATTACTGCGTGGTCAACGACATCGCCATCGGTAAACTCAAGGAATCCAGCTAGATTCCATTTTCTGTAAAGGTCCGCCTGCTGCTTGGAACAGGCTTCCAGCCGACCTTCAGGTATCCAGAATCTGGAGCGGACATAAACATCGCCATTTGGAGCAAGCCAGACTTTAACTGCAGCTGAAATATCAATTTTGTTGGAAAGGTCAACGCCGAGCCACATTGACCAGTTGGCCGAAGTGGAGTCGTCCCAGTCGTCACGGCATTTTTCCCAGCGCGCCATATCCATCCATGCTTTTTCACCCTGCACCCAGATATTGAGATGCTTGGTAAAAAAACCGACACGCGCCGCCACCTGCTCTTTCGCCTTTTTAGCCAGGCGGCGCATATCGTCCCAACGCTTACATATCCCCAGGCCGGGATTTGCTTTCGGCCAGTTTGCCTCGTCGAAAGGATCGTCCCCCTCATCCAGGGTATAAATCAGCGCAAAATAGCTGTCATCCTTAATTGAAAGTGGGTCAGGGTTATCAAAGTTCTTCAGTACCTTAATTGCATAATCACGTTGCTCGTAGCAGATACCTTCTTTATTAAAACCCGCAGTAGTGATTGCAAAAATAAGGGACTGCAGGCGCGCCCCGGTCGCTGTTTCCAGAACTTCCCAGACGTCACGGGTTTTATGTGCATGGAGCTCATCAACAATCCCGCAGTGAATATTAAGGCCGTCGAGGTTATTCGCATCACTGGCTACAGGTTCGAATTTTGAACCCGTCCGCTCCTGGTGAATATTCAACTTATTACTACCAAACAATCGGCCCAGTGTTTTCGGAGCCAGCTTAATCATGCGCTTCGCATCATCAAACACGATGCGGGCCTGATCCCTGGTTGTTGCTGCGGAATAAACCTCAGAACCACCCTCACCGTCGGCACCAGTCATATAAAGCCCGATGCCAGACGAAAGCGTTGATTTTGCATTTTTACGCGCTACTTCGTCATAGGCGGTACGAAAGCGACGCACAAACATGGGGTCGCCATCGTCGTCAAGAATGCTCTCAAACGTTATTTCATCTATTAGCGGGACGACAAACCCGAAAAGGTTAATCAGGATGAAGGTGTGCCAGTCCATCAACTCGATCGGCTTGCCGGTCAAGTGCCCCTTCACATGGGGGACGAAGTTATAAAAATCGAGAACGTGCTGGGCGCGGCCTTCATCAAAATAAACACCGCGCTCCGGGCCGTGCTCTAAATCATGAAAGAACCGCTGGCACGCAAGACGCACCAGTTCGCCAGCAACGATATCGCCAGATACCACGCGCTCGGCGTAGCGGAATCCATCTGCAACGGTTGCCATTCATCATTTGCGCTTTTTAAGAAATTCTTCCAGTGGGTCGGCTTCTGCCGGGCCTTTTGCACCAACCTTTGATCGGCTGGCAGGTGTCATGCCGAATTCGCTCAGCATCGCTCTGATCCGTTTCCACGCGTCAGCCTTCATGACTGCTGCAGGGTGCGGTTTGATCATTCTGATTTCCCGCTCCCCTCCTTCATCTGAATCATCTTCGCTGTAGACGGCATAGGTGTAACCTTCACGATCAAGAGTGTCGCAGTGATGCCGGTACTCAACATAGGCTTCTATCAACAACTCCAGCGCTTTAGCATCCAGCGTGGTCAACACGCCGACGGCATCAAGTTCCTCACCAATCCGTTTGAACCAGTACTTACCCTGTTTATCGAAATGTTTCGGTATTGGGGGGACCCCTGACGGGGGTTTTGGCTCGTTCTTATTGATCGGGCGCTTGGATGGGTTCCCCTTCACTAAAGCCAGATGTGTCGGGGTTTTCGGTGGTCCTGGCATAATCGAAAACTCCTATTAATCATTGGATGGGGGACCCCAAAAAAAAGTTTTCTAACCTGCGGCGGTGTGAAAAAAGGTTAGGCGGCGGTCCTTTGGGCCTTTGCCGTCAGGGATTTGACCCCGCCCCCCCCCTCTGCCTCGCCTCAAATGAGAATCGATATCACTTTATGCGTTCGCGCCCGGTTTTCGTTCGATGGCAGGGCCAGCACAGGCTTTCGAGGTTCGAATCGTCATCGGTACCCCCATGAGCCTTGGCCTTGATGTGGTCAACCGTCTTTGCTGCGACAGCTCGCCCGCTGCGAAGGCAGTTCTGGCATAAATGGTTGTCGCGTTTCAGGATGCGCGCACGCCTGATATCCCACTGGCTACCGTAGCCACGCTCGTGGCGACTCTTTCCCTGTTGATGCTGTTGCCAGCCTTCGTTGCGGTGCTTCTCGCAGTAGCCTGAGCGGTCTGTGGTTGTACCAGGGCATCCACGCTTACGGCAAGCACGTGGAATTAGTGCAGGCATATGTTCCCCATAAACATGATAAAAAAACCGCAGGCGTTCGCATGCGGCTTTTTTTAAATATTAATTAACAATTTGGGATGATTTAATCGTAAGATTCTTGATTATTTTTCAAGAGCACTTTGAATAGCATCAGCCAATGCACCTATTTTCTTAGTCACGTTTTCTAAATCGTAACCAGACTTTACCCCACCCATTGCTGTTGTCGAAGAAACAGAAGCTTTGGCAATTTCCAGCGCCGCCTGAACAGCAAGAAGTCTCTGGTTCAGCTTGATTGCCTCTGCATGGTCTTTTGCTACTTGATCGAAATAGCTCTCTAACATTACAACCTCCTTTTGTTATGGAGGTTTTAGATTACCGCGATGATTTATCCGAATAAAGCATTATCGAGCCACCTCTTAAAGTGACTCTGCAATGCCTTAACTCGCCAGCCCTGCGCTGGTATCAAACAGCGCTAGCGCTTCGGTCGACTCCTGAACAGCTTTGATGGTCCGCGCTACAACTTCTGATTCAGTTGTCACGCGGCTGTACTGCTGGATGAACAGCTGATATTTGAGCTGGCTATCCTGAACGAACTCTATCGCCTGAGCCGCCGCCGCGGTGTCGTAGTTCAGGGTGGCAAGCAGGTTCAGTCTTATCTGTTCTGCTGGTGTGATCTCTGCCATGTGTTACCTCTATGCGATGTGGGAGTATTATCGAAGCCACTCGACAAATGGCTGCTGTAATACTTTACTTTTGTTGCTGCATGCTCGGAAAGGAACCGTTGCCAAAGCTCTCTCCAGTTAGATTTGGTTTTACTCTCCCCAATTGCTTATGCAGCATATTTACATATGCTTATTAAGCCGCTTAAGCGGTTAAATTCTAGAGGTAAAGTAATGAAATATACACAGCAAGAAAAACTTCAAACCCTGATGCTCTGTGAAATCTTCAAAGCATTAGAAATTAAAGATTCTTTTAATTCAGATTTAATTTATAAAGCCATACAGTCGGATCAGTATTGGGCTCTGGACTGGGAATACTCAGACTTAGACTCTGGTGAAGATACACCGGAAGAAGTCACGTTTTTTGTCGACACCTTCGATATGTATGAAATCCTCAATTATACATACGATAACTTCAATGAGGCTGACAAGGCGGAGGTTGCTGCTTCGATCAGGAATTTTAATGGTAAAAACTCTCTTCTTTTCCCAGGATTTGATGGAAACAATGAAACCAAATATATCACTATCGGCCGTATTTTGAAGACCATGGGGCGTTTCAATGGTAGTGATGACTTAATAAAAAACTCTCATATGCCTTCAGCTGGAATCTACAAACGAATGCTGGATGTATTCCTGGATGCTCGAGCCAACAATTGGGAGCATGGAGCAGGAATTTCAAAGCAATCTTTCATTGATACACTTAATGCTAGAGTTCATCCGGACAATCGCTAATCATTCATGCCCGCTATGCGGGCATTTATTGTTGCTAAGCTTCCCAACTAATTGCAGTAACTCTTTATTGTGGTATTTAGCTTCACTCATTGCGTAGCTCTTTTGGTTTGCTGTGGATGAGCAGCAGAAAAAAATCATAAATATCTGCCGCTTACGCTTGTTGTTTCTGGGCTGGCTCCTAGGCTAAAAGAGCCATTACATAAAAGACCTTGCGTTTACTTACCCGTGGACCTCAAGGATGAGGCCATTTATTTAACTCAATGAGCAGGGGTAATGCTATGGCAGTTGGCCTGCACTGCTTTGTTGTGCGCCAGAATATCGCGCTTGGTCTGCATATCCAGCACGTCGATATCGTGGTCGGTCAGGTAGATGATCCGCACCCAGCTGCAGGCCGTATCAACGACTACCGGGGCGGGTAAAGTGCTCGCGCAGCTCCCGATCAACATCGTCATCAGGCATATGGCTAACAGTCTGCTGTACATCACTGGCCCCTTTCATGACTTCCGCCTTACGTTCTGCCGCGGCGACGGTGGCGGCGGCATTCTCTTCGGTACGCTGCTGATCGGCTTTGGCTTCCGCCTTACTGGTCCCGCGAGCATGACCAATGCCGAACGCGCCAGCGATAGCACCCAGGATGACAACCACCAGCCCCGCGATAGCTTCGATTCCCATAATCACACCACCAGTACCGATTTTGCTTTCAGGAAGCGGGCGCGCCGGTTATTAATCCCGTTTTGTCCGCCGTTGATAATCTGCGTGATCCGGACAAGATCACCCGGATATTTCAAGCAACCTTTTGAGACATAGAACCACGCTGCACTACGGGCCGCGTAAGAGGACTGCTCCAGTAATTCTGGCTGTGCCACCAGATCAACCTTCAGCCCGTTGCCGCAGTCCCGGTAATTAGAAAGTCCGGTTATTTGAATTAGTCCGCGCCCTCTATAAACCCATCCATCAGTTGCCCTGTTGTTACCCAACCGCTTGCTATAGACAATGTTGGCGATAGCCCGCTGGCGCTCCAGAGGTAACACAGTTTCCGACTGGCTGCGTCCGAGGGAATTGGCCTGATCCTGCGTTAATCTGCCGTAACGAACAAAATCACCAAGCCCGGCGATGCTGTAGTTGAAATTCTCCACTACCCTGTTAAACCCGAGGCTTTCATGGCCGCATTGAGCAATGAACATTGCCTGGTCGAGTGGAGCAGTGATGCCGAATTCTTTCATCGCGGCTGTAATATGCGGAAACCAGCGCGCAGCTAACCCGGCGCCGATACCAGCCGCCTTCTGGAATTGTGTTTGATTCATTAGTGCCTCAGTGCATCAACCAGACGCGCTATATTCCCCCTGAACCAGAGAACCGCGCCGCAGATAAGAATGTTTGCCAGTACCACAAGCCAGTGGGATGACTCGTACAAGCCAAACAGGAAACGGAAAGGGATGCTGGCATAAACCAGCACCATGAGATAAGCCAGAACGGATATGCCCGGACGGTGTCTCGCACTACCTCGTTGGTAGAACATCAATGCCAGCACAATGACGGCGCAAATGACTGCATTCGCCAGCGCTGAAGGATCATTTACCACTTGAACCTCCTCCCCGCATGCGGGAAAGCATGCCAATCAGTCCGCTCATTTCCTGATTATTCAGGAAGGTGAGGACCTTGATGGTTATCGCTGAAACTATAACGGCGCCGAGGGCGTCAAGGGGGCGATCGCTATAGTGTGTCCATGACGCCAGGTATGACCCAAGAAGGCCGGCGCCTATCACCCCGACAATAAACGACGTCACGAAATAGGCCACCAGCCGCAACCGGGTTACGTTCGCGGCGGTCGCTACGTAGAAAACGGAACCAGCAAAAGCACCAAAAACGACGCCGTAATCAATGCCTGTTGCCAGACCAAATACACTGGCGCCAGCGAGTCCCGCCGACGCAACTGCGGTACCCGAGATCGGTTCTGCGGACATAAGCCCCTCTTTATTGCTGTGAGTTCCTCTCTGAAGAGGGGAAAGGAATGAGCGGCCCCGTTAGCGATTGTAGGGTTAGGAGTCCCACGCTCTTTAACCTGCCCGGGTTGGGTTATGAGCCCGTCAGACAGTGGGCCTGTATGAATGGCCGCCAGATGGATTAACGACAAAGCACAGAGTGAATGACGCTCTGGCGGCACAAATGAAAAAGGCCGCGAAAATGCGCAGCCTTTTGTGATATTGATTACAATTTATTGAAATAAAAAACTATCTTTGTAATCGATTAGTTTTATAACCCTTATTTCATTTTGGTCAAACACCAATGGAACCGCTTTCGATTCAACAAATAAATTCATACTAAATATTAGCTGTGGGTTCGTGTGCTGAATCATAGAAAAACGGGTTTCTTTAATATGCTTCAGCGAGATATTTAGGCGAGAATCCTCTATGAATAGTATTTTCTCTTCACCAGAAACCCGCGGGGTTATATCAAAGACATTACCAGACAGATCCTTGTAAAGGCAGTGAGCCTCCCCTTCTATCATAATATCGCTTTCCCACAGCACCCAGCCATAAATGGCCTCTCCACCATGATCCCTAATCATTCTAGCTACATTATAGTAACATTCTTGTTCATAAGGTGAGAAGGTGGCGGGTTTGGTGTATGTAAAATATGTTGCCTTGATTTCGCCCTTCGGATTAATTTTCTTTGTAATTACTGAAACATTATTACTCATAATGCTTGGAGTCGTCGGTTCGTTCTTGAGAAACCCGCCACCAAAACCAGGAAAAGCATTCATAGCATCCCTCTTTTCATTATTAACTGGATAAGTCAGGGATAACTTACAATACCTAAGAAATTTTCGCAGCAAGCACAACGCAAAAAACCCCGCCGGGTGGCAGGGTTTCATTGATTGATTTCGTACGGGCGTTATATCCCACGATTTGAAGATTACACGACAACTTCGGACAAAATCAAGTTTTTTGTTTCTAAAATGCAAAATAATGCCGGTATCTTTTTAATATGCCGTGGCTCGCTGAAACTCTTTGTCGGCCTGCTCTTCCCCCTGCCGGCAGATGTCCACCAGCGCATCGCAGAAGGGCTTCCAGTTACGGGTCCATGTTCTGACGTGCAGATCAGGAATGAGGATCAGAATCGCTTTGTATGCGGCGGTTGATGGCACCGTTGAGAATCCATTCCCCGAACAACGCTCACACGCCTTGTAAACTGGTGCCCCGCGCTCTTTGGTCGCTTTCCGATCCAGCACCTGACCGGAACCACCACAGCGGCAGCGGGCGTTAATGGCACCTTTTCCGCCGCATGCAACACACTGCCGTACTACCCACTCCTGCCTGATAATCGGGGCGACAATTTCCTCTCCGTCGCTTTTGTGTATCCCAGGATGCTTAACAACGGCCTCAACTGATTTTGTTACACCAGCTCCCTCACATGCCTTGCAGGTCCCGGTGGTTTCAGCTGAGCGGGAATATTCTGCAAAGGCAAATTGCGCCAGAATCAGGCAGCAGCGCCCCAGCGCTTTACCCGCAGCCTTCCGAACGTTTTTTGGTGCTGTCTCAATTGCATACCGCGCCAGCGCCTGAACCGCCAGTTGCTCATCGGTCTTACTGATGCCAGCCTTACCAAAGAATGCCGCTAGCCCGAACCGTGCCCGGCTGCTGGTCACCCCGATCCCGGTCATAATGTCTGTGCCATTCAGGCGATTCGGGGATGTGCTTTTCGCGTCGTCGGTGATATGCATCCCTTGGGGGCTAAAATGCTTTAACGATGCTTCAAGTTTCATGCGGCCACTTCTCCGATATCAGAAATTAAAATTTGTCCGGTCTCACCCCAGACTTTTGTTACTCGAAAATCCCATATATGTGCGTCATCAGCGAAGAGAGCATCCATCAGAGCCTTAATCATGTTGTCAGCGTCTGGTTTCTGCTGATGGGCCTGCCCGTTCATCGCTTTGCGTTTCTTCTGACTCCAGCTTGCCGGCATCGGCAGGACGAAGGTAATGTGAGCCCCCTGCTCCGGCATGGTGACGCTCTTCAGGCGAACTTCATCGCAGAACGCCCGGTAGCGCATTACCACTTCTCGCTGCTTCCATTTGTCCGCCCGTGTCATCCTCGGCTTTCCCATGGGTGTAATGTTAAAAATCATCATGGCCAGCCCGGCTCCCTTTCGTATAACGGCGTTGATGCGCCTTTGGTTGTGGCGTTGAGCGTTGGCGAGCTTCCTCCTGATCAATAGGCAGGAAATGACCGTTGTAGAACCGACGGTAGATAGTCCCCAGTTCTCCATTCCGCTGTTTTGTCACGTTGATTTCGGCAATTCCTTTTGCTGCCGATTCAGGGTTATAAACCTCATCTCGGTACAACATCAGGATCAAGTCAGCATCAGCCTCAATTTCCCCCGAGTTTTTCATGTCGGAGTTCATTGGCCGCTTATTGGGTCTGGATTCGACACCGCGCGAAAGCTGGCTCAGCGCAAGGACGGGGGTTTTATTGGCTTTAGCCAGGTTTTTAAGCCCCTTGGATACTTCGCCAACGGCCAGGTCGTAACGCGCAGCGCTCTGAATTTTGATAAGCGCCAGATAGTCGATGACCACCAGCGCGATTTCAGGATGCGCTATCTGGTAGCGAGTGGCGGTTTGTTGTATCTGGTCGATGGTCAGTCCCGTGGCATCGGTGATCCAGATATTGCGGGTGGCCATACGTTCCATGCCGTTAAAGAACCGCGCCCAGTCCTCGTCCTCGAATTTATCCACGGCTTTCAGGCGGGACATCGACATGCCGCCGGCGGCGGATACCATGCGTTTGGCGATCTGGATATCGGACATCTCCATGCTGAAAAACAGCACGCCATGCCCCTGAGCGGATACTTTGTCGATAATGTCCAAGGCCAGCTCGGTTTTTCCCATCGATGGACGAGCGGCGATAAACACCAGATCCGTAGGTTCAATACCGCCCGTCTTCGCGTCAAGTTCCTCAATGCCGGTGAGCAGGCTTCGGGTCTCTTCTTTCCCCTGGCTACGGGATTCCGCTTCATCGGCCACCGCTGTGAGCAGTTCTGAGATGTGAACGGGCTGGACGGTATCAGCAGAAATATCGATGGCAGATACAGCCAGTTTTGCGGCTTCAAGAGCGGCCAGAGCAGCATCGCCGTTGCTCGCGTTCCTGATTTGTTCCAGTGCTTTTTCCAGTGCGGATTCAGCATCACGCACGCCGGCATTGCGACGCAGAACGTCAACATAAGAGACCAGAGCCGATTTCGCCCAACTGATGCGGGTGGCTTCCAGAATCGTGGTCTGAAGCGCTGGCAGCGACTCGCAAAGCAGCAGCGGGTCAATCACACCACCGCCGCGGGCCTGTCGGCAGATGCCAGTGTAAATTTCCCGATACTGACGAACAGAGAAAGTGCTTGCAGGCAGCCGGGAAAGAACATCCAGTACCTCAGGGTCGGCACCACGCAGGAACAATGCGCCGATAACAGCCTCTTCCAAATCCTCGTTTTTCCACACGGCTGTCATGCAATCACCCCGTTATTGCCGCGAAAACTTGCCCAGTTGAATACCAGGTAGTTGCGCCCACCGTCAGTCACACGATCAAAAATACGGTCGCTGATAAACTCTTTCAGCTGCTCAGGTGGCAGATTGCTGATCAGGATGGTTGGCAGAACGCTTTCATAGCGGGCGTTAATCACTTCGTGCAGGATGGTCATCTCTGCCGGGCTTCCGAACTGCACGCCTACCTCATCGATAATCAGCAGATCCAGCGAAGCGTAGTGATCCAGTACGCTCTCTTCGGTTGTGTCAGCATTGTGGCGCCAGGTGCTTTTCACGGCACGAGTCAGACGCATCACATCGGTCAGTTCCACGGTGGCGAGATGGTTGCGGATGATGTTTTTCGCCAGAGAGACCGCCAGATGATTTTTTCCCGTGCCGCAACTGCCTGTCAGCACCAGACTTTTCCCGGCGTCCAGAACGTCAGGCCAGTTGTTGGCGTAGCGCCTGCAGGCTGCGAGGTTGCGGGAGGCTTCAGGGTTGAGTTCCAGATAATTTTCAAACTCGCAGTCACCAAAGCGGCGAGTAATACCCGCGTCGTTCAGCAGGCTGGTTACGTGAAGTTTGCGCAGACTGGATTTGACACTGGTCTGCTCCGCCCGGATGCAGGCCGGACAGCGGGAATGTTTGAAAGCCTCCGCTCCACGAAAATCTTTGCCCACTAGCGTGAACTGTTCGTAGTCTCCATGCTCCGGACAGGATATTGTGCAGGTGTGATTCGAGTTCCAGCCCTCGAAGCCCCATGGAAGTTTATGCTCTTCGGCGAAAGTCAGTTCATCGCCGAGTTTTTCCTGTTGCGCTCTCAGGTCTTCACGCTCTTTGAGCTGATTCAAATTCAACATATCCACCTCACTCAAAAATTCAGGTTCTCACCAGACTCGCCAAAATCGTCGGACATGCGCCCCAGTCCAGACAGACGGGCAATGGTGCTGTTATGCCCACCTCCGGGAGCAGATGGCGCCTGCCAGGATTCTTCGAAGTGGCGATCGGGTCCAAAGAACGAGGCGGCCTGCTTGACGTACTGGGTGCCGACGCTGCCTGTTGCGCGGGCGTAGGCTGCATAGCGCTTAACGCCCGCCAGCATGTCTTCAGGTTTAACCCCGTCTTTCAGGCGAGCTTTCCAGGCCTTGAAAGCCCCGGACTTGGAATTGCCTCCAGCGCGTTTTGGGTAAGCCTGCCAGGCTGTCTCAAACTCAGGGGAATAATCCTGTTTTGCAGAACGAACCGGTGCAGAGGCGATAGCCGAAGCGCCAGTATGTTTTATAGGTTCATTGACTGGTTCATTGACTGGTTCAAAAGAGTGACTGATTCTGGGTGCAGCTCCTGCACTACCCCCTGGTGAATCTCCTGCACCAGGTAGTGAATCTGTTGCACCAGGTAGTGAACGATTTGCACTACCCCCTGGTGAATCTCCTGCACTACGTAAATTGAGCTGATACACGTTGCTGGAATTCCCCTTTGGTCCTGTCCGTAGCTCTTTTTTTATCAGGCCACACTCACAAAGTGCTTCGATGTGATTCATCACCGAACGCTTGCTAATTTCACACTGGTCAGCGATGTGCTGGTAACTAGGCCAGCACTCCCCGAGATCACTGGCGTTATCCGCCAGCTTAAGAAGAACCAATTTGCGCAAAGGGTTTCCGACCTTAATTTTCATAGCCTGAACCATCAGATCCATGCTCATACCAAAACCCTCGTGAAGTACTGTTGAAACTTCCAGACTGGCTGCATACATTCATGCGGATAACCCGGTCTGGTGAAATAAACCTGCTGCTTTTCGCGATCCCACCCAGTGACGTGCACAACAACACCCCGCGGATCGTGATAAAGCCTGTCCAGCGCCTTAATGCTGCCCGCTTCTGGAAACATTCAGCTCACCAGCGCTTGATTTGTAATCGGATTATCTGGTGTCACTTCATGCCTCTCCTGCGTTGTCGAGCCATGTCACTCCCCTTGCGTTGGGTGCGGGAATAGCTCGGGCAGGTCAGGTCTGATTTCATATGCCGCTACTTGGCCATTAGCAGCAGCCACAATTTTCAATACATGCTCTGCCTTAACTCTTTTCCCGTGGCGCCATTTCCATACCGTTGCTTGGGACACTCCACATTGTTTTGCAAGCGCCCCCTGGCTTCCTGTACATCTGATTGCTTTATCAATAGGCTGAGAAATCATAAAACCCCCTTAGTAATTAATTATTACTTTAGCGATTGAATGAGTAAACCTCAAGGCTAATAATTACTTTTTGACTTATCGCGTTCAGTGAGTTAAGTTTTTAACAACTTTTGGAGTAGCCAACATGTCGAAAACAACGTTTGCTGAAAGATTGGTTGAATCAATGAAGGCAGCAGGCTTTACCCAAGCCTCCCTTGCTGCCGCTGTAGGAATGTCGCAATCCAGTATCTGGAAACTAACTTCTGGCGCGGCTTCTGGCTCGCGGAAAACTGTAGAGTTAGCTAAAGCACTACATGTCAGGCCTGAATGGCTCGCCTCAGGTGAGCTGCCCATGAATGATAATGAATCCAATGATCTCCCAACCGTCTACAGGCAACAAAGACCTGTTGATCCTGGGATTTACAGAGTCGATTTGCTTGATGTTCAAGTGAGTGCTGGTCCCGGAGTATACCTATCTTCTGAGTTCATCGAGACAGTGCAAGCAATTGAATTCACAGAAGAATATGCAAGAAGCATGTTTGGAAGTCGTCCAGCATCATCTATCAAGGTGATCACCGTGCGTGGTGATAGCATGGAAGGTACGATTGATCCAGGTGATTACATCTTCGTGGATACATCAGTTAATCACTTTGAAGGTGACGGTATTTATGTTTTCGTGTTTGGCAAAACGATTCATATCAAACGCCTCCAAATGCAGAAGAATAGCCTTGTCGTTCTGTCAGATAACAAGCTCTACAGCCCTTGGGAAATAGACGCATGTGATGAAGATCAGTTTCACGTTTTAGCTAAAGTACTGGTCAAACAGTCGGCAGCCTTTAAACGATTCGCATAACTCTCAACATAGAAGAACGACCGCTTAGGCGGTCTTTTTTTTGCTTATTAAACAATAAAATACCTAAGAGATAAAAAATAAATTACTTTAGTCATTGACTATCGCAAAGATCCGATCCATCCTGATTACAACTTAAGTAATTCACCGGAGCGATTATCATGGCAACTAAAAACTTCATTCAATTAGTAGATATTCCAGACTACCGTTTTGATAAGCGTGCGACTGATATCGATTATGATGGTATCGCGTGCGACTGCGACTCTAAAACAATTTCAATATTAAATGCCATAAGCCATATCAGCCTTAATGTTTTCTCCCTTGTGGAAGAGAGCCTGGTTGATAAAGAAAAAATAGCTGACCTTTCCTGTATTATTGCTGACCTTGCAGAACTGGCAATTGCTACAAATAAAATCTCTCAATCTGCATCATACCTTTCTGGCTTAAAAGGTGACAATAATGGCGCATGAAATTTCGTTAGAGCAGGCGGCAGAGAAAGCTCATCAGGCAGAGATAATCTGCCGCATGATGGAGGTATACCCTAATAAAATGGATTGCACCGAAATTGAGGCATTATCTTCGCTGCTCAGGGTTCTTACTGGTGATGTATGCGCCTGGCTTATCGAAGAACAAGCAGTAAAAAATAACAAGTAAACAACACCAAACCATTTAATTTCAGATTAATTTCTGCGGAACTTCATATTCATTATTTAGGAGAGCGTCGTGAAAAATAAAGATGCCTTTAAGACAGCAAAAATGATGTGTAGTGCAGGCTACTGGGATATCGCAATTTTATTTTTAAAAAAAGCTTATGGGAGATAATCATGAGCATTCAGCGCCGCCAAGATATTCAGTGCGTCACCATTAAGGCTGAGCAACTTAACTTCCTTATGCAGACAATTTTCACACATCACAAGGACTTTGACTGCCATCAACTTGATGGGGTTTTAGGTCTTGCATATGACCTTGCTGGCGAGGTCTATTCATGGATGGAAAAAGAGGAAAAGATTGTACAGCAAAATGAAGAACACAAAAGAAGGGGTAATTAGATGAGTAACTTAATTACTACCTATCGCCGTCGAATTTTAAAAGCAGCCTTGTTACGCCACCAGCGAAAGACTGGGAGTAGCCTACTTGTCATTAAGCTTAACAAGGGTGGGATTAGTACTATCGAATTAACTGAGATTCTTCTTGATGGATTGTTGCGGAAATTCGAGCGACTGGCGCTCGGTGAGTACGGAAATGTGGAAGGTGTGAAAGCTCTCAAGGGAATTTACAGCAACTCTGTTGATGTTAATGGCAGCGGCGAATTCCTCACAGAAAGCGGGAAAGAGTTAATCGACGAGCTTATTTCTGAACTGGTGGAGTTCGTCAAAAAGCAGAAACCAGTTACTGCGGAGTCCGGCAATGAATAACCAGCAAACAATGCTCTATCAGGGTGTGCTGATCCCCCGCCCCGTGTTGAACGTGGATCTGCATGTCCTCCCTGATTTTACCGGGCGGGTAGTCGTGCACATCGAGCACGGGAGGGTGATATGCGACCGCCAGCTGTTCGACGACGAGCACATTTGCTCACTGGCCACGTTTATCGAAATGGCCCGCGACGCGGGGTTGAGGATCGAGGAGGAAGCTGGTGGCACTGACAGCAATACGCATCCCTGAGCGGGTACACCTGCAGGCGTTGCAGGTCCTGCTGCGGTATCGGCGCCGGCGGATATTTCCGCGGCGAATGCGCCGCACCGGCTACCTCAGCCTGAAGGTTAACCCACGCTGGCTGCTGTTATCGAAAGACGATGGCCGGAACTGGGAAGTTATGAGTCATGAAACCTATAACCGGGAGAAAGACAAATGATCGACAACCGCACTGCCAGCGCTATTGATCTGGCATTACAGAAGCACCACACGCCAGTCGGCGACCTGTACGTAGCCATTCGTCACGGACGCATGAAGCGCTGCTTTAGCCGCGGTACCGCTATTAACTGGCTGGCCCACTTTCTGACGTCGCATGCTTTCGCCCGATCCGGCTTTACGCAACGTCACCCGGATGTGCAGGTAGTCCACCCACTGAAACCTGAGTTGACTCACTGGCAACGTGGCGCCGTGACCATTGAGTATTTCAACGCCCACCAGCGCACCGTTCGCCGGCTGCGTCGCATCCTCGCCCGCAAAAGAGAAATGCAAAAGTGGTGCAAAAAATGGGATGCCATGCACGACCGCTACGTGAAAGAGCGCGAAGAACTTCAGGCCAGCAAACCAGCAGAGGTGCGCAATGCTTCACAACGTGCTTAACCCGGAACCAACCTCAACAGGGATCCGGTCTGGGAACAGGGTGATTGGTTACTCCGCTGCCATTCGCCTGCTGGATAACGGTCGCTATGACAAACACCTTGCCGATGGAATGGAAATTCTGGCCTGCATCATGGAAGCGGTAGAAAGCAACTGGATCACGCTCAATATCGAAAAAGAGTTGATCCTCTGGCGCTGGTTACTGGCTGCCGTGTTCATCACTGAGGAGCTGGAGAAAAACGGAACTGTCGACGTTCCGAATGATACTGGCGGTGTTGATACTGCTGTTATCTATTCCAGCAAGCATGGCGCCATTAGCGTCTATCCGGGACCTGAACGCTTTGCACTCGCCAACCATATTGAGCTGGGGGCAATCGAGAAATATGGCCCAGAGGTTGGCCAGCAGCTGGCGCTGCGGATGTATCAGGACATGGTTATTGCTGACGAAGAATTTGGGTTCAGGTTATCAGCACTTGGCCGGGAGGGGCTTAACCTCCTCCATGACAGCTTTATCGAACACATCCAGATCGAATGTGTGCCAGAAGCACCGATTATGCATTGAAGGGAATGATTGATGACGGCAAACGATGAGCAACGGGTACGGCTGGAACTGAAACTGCCGGTAATTAATTATGAAGTCTGGTGCCACTGTCGTGGCCTGATTGTGGTGTGAGGTGAAGATGATTTATCTGGATGTCGTACCGATTACAAAGTACTGCGAAGAGATGGGTGAGACACTGGATGCCGTTAACAAACGGTTACAACGTGGAGTGTGGCAGGAAGGTGTTCATGTTTTAAAAGTCGATGGGTCAAAAGAACGTTGGATCGACTTAAAGGAGATTGCAAATTGGGCAAGACAAAACAAGGATCACTATCTCTCCCAAGAGGGGTAACAATCCGTCAGCATAAAACCGGTGCCACGCTGGTCATCACCTTCACGTACAAAGGGGTTCTCTGTCGGGAACCCCTATCCCGGATGGAAGCCAACCCGCGCGGTATAAAATATGCCGAGCGCCTGCTGGGGGAGATACAGAACCAGATCAACAGCGGCGAGTTCAATTATTCAAAATATTTCCCCAACTCCAAAAAGCTGGAGCTGTTCGGGGTGGTGAAGAAAACCAAAAACATAAAGTCTTACCTGGACGAGTACCTGAAAATCTGCCAGAACCGCAACCTGTCTCCGTCGACTATCAACGGTTATGAAAAATGCCTGTCGGCGCTGTCAGCTCTGCATAAACTCCACGTGTCAGAATTGACGCCAGCGGTTCTAAAAAACTGGATAGCCAGCCGGAAAACAAAGCTGAAAACGACCCGGAATAACCTTTCGTTTCTGCGCAGCGCCATAGATGAAGCGGTGACAGACGGCCTGCTGACCATTAACCCGGTAAGCCTCGTCAGCGCCAGCCGGTACCACGTGATCGACAACAGCCCGAGCGCCGACGATTACGAGGTTGACCCGTTCACGCCAGCGGAAACCCTCGCTATTTATCAGAGCTGCAGGTACTCGGAATGGGAAAACCTGTTCCGCTTTGCCTTCAATACCGGTTTGCGGAGCTCCGAACTATGCGCGCTGCGCTGGCCCGATCTCGACACCATAACGAACACAGCCCACGTACAAGCGGCCAGTGTTGTTGGAGTACTTAAAGGCACCAAGACAAAAGCCGGTACCCGTAAGGTGGAACTGAACAGTGAGGCGCTGGCAGCCCTGCAGGCGCAGAAACAATACACATTTATGAAAAGTGAGTTCATCTTCAGCGATCCGAAAACGGGAGAACCTTGGGCAAACGCCGACGCGATCCGTAAAAAAGCATGGGTGCCGACCCTGAAAAAAGCTGGCGTGCGCTACCGTAACCCGTACCAGACCCGACACACGTTCGCCACCAAGCATATTAGCCAGGGCGTGAACCTTTTCTGGCTGGCGGGCCAGATGGGCCACAAAGGGCCAGAAATGCTGTTCAGGCATTACGGCTCTTACCTAGCAGAATACGACGGACACACTTCTGTAAACTCAGCTTTGCCAGGATGATCACTTAAAATTCACAACCGAAGTCCAGCGATAGACGATACTGTATGCACGGGCAGCACGTTTTGTGTTGCCAACCCCTATGCAGGACAACTATGGTAGAAATGAACTTGACTCTTGACAGAAGGTCAAAATTATAGAAACAGACTACTTTTAACCGCAGTGTAGGTTATGCTACAATTCTGCGCCCTCGATTTTAGTAGGGGAGCAGAACCTCAAACGGATCATTTGAGGTCAACAAAAGGAGGTCTTTATGTCAGAACTGGTCATGAAGATGTTTGGTTTAAGTGGTTTTGTTAAAGGCGGACAAGCCATGGCAGATCGCTTAAACAAATCAGGTGTGAAGAACATAAAAGTTGTAGGTCGCGGTGCTGTAGTTGTTGATACAGCGGCAGATCCTGAAAAAATTGAGCGCCTTAGAAAGGCCGCCAGAAAGTTTATCGAACAGGATGCAAAAGCCGTAGCAGCTGCAAAAACCAACACTAAGGACAGCGACGAATAACTAATGTTTGCACTACTAATCATACCGTTGCTTGTCAGTGGTTCGTTGCTAGTTACATCTTCTCATAATATTAAACTCTTCTTCCGCTTACACCGATACGATGGCCAACTTCTCTACATGAAGGTGGCCACGTACGGTTTCTACTCATGCCTCGCGGCGATCGTAGCTGCTTACTCCATCAAATTTCTTTGTCCTGGATTAACTTTCGCTACGTGGCTATCTCACCTCATCGATGGCAGCTCAGACCCAAAAGAAAATCGTATTACCGCTTGGCTAATACTTTTATCGGTGACTACCGTTGGTCTTGCCTGGCTTTGGTTGCAATTCTGCAGACTGCGCATTTACGTTGCCGCCTGGCTAATTACCCATGAGCCGAAAGATGAAGAAAGTATCAACTTTTCAAAGCAAGTCATCAGGCTTAATGAGTTGGGAAAGCTACTCTCTGATGGTTCGCTTGGGCAGTTGTTTTTCGATTCGGCGACCGAAGATAGACCTGTGCTGGTGAGCTTAAAATGTCGAAAGGTCTATGTAGGTACAGTCAACATGATAAGTGAACCTAACGAAAAGCAAGGTCCAAACCTCGAAATTTCAATAAGCCCGATCATGTCTGGGTATCGAGATAAGGATACCTTGAGAGTGCTTTTCTCAAACGACTACAACGATCTAGAAGATGTTGATACCAGCATAATATTCCCGCTCAGCGAAGTATCTCATGCATCCTGGTTCAATATGGACATACATGAAAAGGTCGATAACAACCGAGAGCCTAAACCAATCAGCAACCGAAAGGCCAAACGGAAGTACGGGCGAAGCCGGAAATAA